CCGATAGGGTAGGGAAGATTTCAATATATTTCACTTCACCCCTAGAAACTAAAACTTTGCCTCCATCATTACCAACCTTGATATAGAAATCTTCCCTGTTTGTATTTGGATCGTCTACCACTTCACCCTCCATAATATCACCATCAATAAAAACTACTTTTATTTTCATACTTTTATCCTTACAAGGATTATCTATTTTTAACACTTCAAACTGAAAGTAAGGACTTAAAATGAACTCCTCCACTAACTGATGTCCTTTATTTTGACGACATTTCTTACACATAACTACAAGATTAAAGCTAAACATACGACCACCACGGGATTTGGGAACCCGATAGGCAAGCCCAACGTTTTCTTCTGATGTACAAAATACACATTTACCCTGGTCTCTACTCACTACTTCTTTTCTGATGTTTATTGGAATCCATCGCTTGTTTTCCCTTTTCTCCTCACCCACTAATTTACATCTTGCTATTCCCATTTTGTCTCTCCTATAAAAAAATAGTAGAGGTTTGACCTCCCTCTACTATTGTATCACTTGAGACTTTTATGAGAAATAGCCTGTCTGAAACAGCATTTACACGTTTACTATGTTCCGATAAGATATATGTTGTGTGGCAGGTTTTTTTAGCCATTAAGGTCTTCATTTTCTCAATAGCTCCATTTTAAAGTATATACTATTTAAATTTTTTGTCAACCTCCTGTCAAAGATGCACAGTATGAGCTAGTTATAAAGTTCCCCTAAAACTAAGTAACTTTATAACTCACAACTGTATTGACAAATAGCCATTAATTCAAGATAAAGTTACTGGGAAAAAGTAATTTTATAACCTAGAACTGTATTCACAAAACGGCATAAAATGACTAAATTACCCAAATTACTCTGTACCTCTTTTATTAGATTTTCTCTTAAAGTGTGTCTCGAGACACATCTTAGAGTCTTGTGTTTTTTCAAAGGACTAAATTGACGTAGATACTTTATTAAAGGGTATTCTAGAACTAGCTAATAATACATCTCTTCAAAGGACTAAATCGGAAATACCTATCCAGTCTAAGTTATAACTTTCATAATTCACTTGATCGTTTCAAGAGCCTTATCTATACTATATTATAACTATTTCTTTAAAGGACTAAATCTATTTGCTTCTTTAAGATATACAAATATATATAGAATACTATATATAAAGAGTTATAGAGTTACTGCTGAAAAGGGCTATAGGGTAATTTGTGAATTAGCTCTTATTTTTCAAGCTAGACATAGGTTATAATGTTATTCTGTTACGGTAATTTTGAGTAATTTTATAACCCACAGTAGCAAAGGATTACAGAGGCCATTAAAATAGCCTATTTATCAATGTCCCAGGTAACAACTTAAATAAACTAGAACAAATATAGTAACACCAAATGAAAGACTAATTAATACCTCTAGTCTCTGAGATGTAAATATAATACCCAAATATAAAAGTGTACAAAATAGAAGTATAGATCCAACTATTTTGACTATTTCACATTTATGCATTTTCATCCTCTCTCTTTTGTAAGTTTCCAATCATTATGGATGTAGTCTTTCTAAGTATCTTCTCTTTATAGCTTGTCTCTCCAGCTTATTTGCTTCCTTATTACCTAATATTCGTCTTGCCAAATCTAATGATCTTGGAGGACAAAACACTCTTGCATAAAAGAATTGTCTAATAATGTCTCTTGCTTGTGTTTTATTCATTTTCATTTTCTAAACTCCTTATTATTTTTTACCCACTCAAGAAGAATAGTTTCAATTAAATTAGCAACAGACCTGTTCTCTTTCTTAGCCTCCTTACTCAGCTTTTGCCATAATTCATTACTTAGGCGTATATATTTAGGTGTAGAGTTTGTCATTTTCTTTTACCTCCATTTGACTTTACATACTGCTGACTTATAGTTACTTTACTTTTATCATTCCAATATACATCTGTTCCTTGTTTTAGTTTTTGAATAAAGTCTAACAATAACCTTTTTGACTTTGCTGTCTTGAAATGGATAAAACCTTTATGATCTATGAAGTTTACTGCTATTTTCATCTTTGACCTCCATATATAGAGTAAATTGAGATAGTTTTAATGGTAGTTGATGGATATGATGTTGGGTTTTTAATTTGTAAACTCATACCAACAATCACTGTGTATCCGTAAACAATATTTATTGCCTCCTTTTTGTATTAATTTTCCATGGGATACCTTACTGAAGTGATCCCATTCTTCGAACAACCAGTTTTTGCCCTCGGGATCTTCACGATTACAAGGTTTTCCTGTGAACCCATTGGCTAATGTATAAGCTCGGATGTTTTGAGCGTTAGCGAAAATCTGCTCGACTCTTTTACGTTGGTTCCTTCCGATTGTTTTACTCATTTTTTCTCACCCCCTTTAATTAAAATTGGCAAACTTCTTGCTTCTTAAGACAAGAAAGATAAGACTAAGAATAAGAAAAAACTTAAGAAAGATAGATAAGATATGGTAATAAGAGAGAGTAAGAAAGATAACTCTTAAGAGGAAAAGAGAAACAAGACAAGGAAGTAAGATAAGATAGGATAGGAGAGATAAGATATAGAAGATAAGATAAGAGTTAGTATTTGTGATCCGTGGAGTCAAGTTCTCCCTCCCTTTCTCTCCCCAAATTTTTCTATTCTACATCTTCGATATTCAACTCATCCAAAGCTTCTTGTAGATTCTGATAGTCTGATACTGACATTCCTTTATCGAATATGTTAGCTACTAACTCAAGATCAGCTATCATTCCCTTTCTTAAAAACTCTGTTACTACTTCAAAAGTGATATAGGCATTCTCCTCAATCATTTCTTTATATTTTTGTTTCTGTGTTTTCACTTTTCTTCCCTTCTTGATTTTATTTGGGTTAATAGTTTTTCTATACGCTTTTTAGCCGAATTGATGCATTCAATAGCTTCCTTTAGTTCCTTTTGTATACCTTGAAGTTGTTTCTTGATTATTATTACTTTGCTTTTCTTATTTGTAATCATGAGTAACTTCTCCATATTTAAATATCATTATAGTTTCGTTTGTTTCTCTGTCTCTGATCGAGACATTATCTCTAGACCCTTTGGCGTAAGTTATCGCTTTTTTTAGATCATCATAAACAATTTCTTTTTTGAATTTGCCATTGACACTATCGAATCTAAGTATTGTGTATTTCATTTTTTCTCACCCCCTCTTATCTCATACTCAAGACATCTACTTGATAATCAAGTTATCTTTTGTTACTCCGTGTTCAGATGCTATTTTGTAATACTCAGTTGGTGTCAAGACTATTGCTCCATGTACATATTCTTTTCCATAAGCGTCTTCATCATAAATGGTGATGGTGTATAAACCGCTTAATGGATGTTGTTCAACTTCGGCTATTCTTCTCATAGGATCTCACCTCCTCTTGTCTCATACTTAAGACACCTATTGTCAAAAGAGTTTACTTTTTATTCTTTCTAATATCAATCAGAATCTCTCGAATATCAGTCAATATCTCCAGTGTTAATGTTTGAAAAGCAATTGTTATTGTTTCTGGAAGATACTTCTTGTCTACCATTTCATTGAATTGATTCATAATTACTTTTTTATTTATCATTACTGTCATCTCTTCTCACCTCCCTTATCTTTACTCAAAACATCTATGTTAATATGAAACTTCTTCTACCAGCTTATATCCTTCAGGGATTAAGGTAAGTAGATAGATGTATCCATCACCATTGATTTTTCTTACTCTGTATTTCTTTGTTCCTCTCTCTACAACTCGATGTGAGCCAGTAGAGGAGCAGGAGCAAGGAGCAGAGAAATCGTTCTTGATCCTGCAGTTCAAGCAATATCTCATTTTATCTCACCTCCTTTCATCTAATATTATATACACTTCTTAACATTTGTCAAGAGGTAGTGAGTGGATGAGAAGGTGATGGAGAGAGGGGTTGAAGATGAGTAAAGAGTGGTGGAGGAAAGATTAAAATCCCCCCAAGCCCCCCCGAAAATGAAGATGATGCTTAACTATTTTCTTGACCAGAATTTTACCCTTCCTTCAAACTCCCATTATTACTCCATCTTTATACACTTCCTTACCCTCTCTTTTTAAATATAATATAATTACAATGAAAAAATGTACTCGATGTGGTTTATTAAAAGAATCCTCTGAATTTTATTGGTGCATAAGTTATTTGAAAAGAGGCTGGAATAATGGTTACTCTAGTCAGTGTAAACAATGTCGTACTATTGTAAACAAAATAAGATATAAGAAAAATCGTCTCAAATATTTAAAGAAAGTAAATATTTATCATGCTTCTCCTGGAGTGAAAGAAAAACGGTGTCTTTATCGTCAAAATAACAGAGAGGAAAGAAGAATAAAAAAGAGAGCATATCGTCATACAAAAATTGGAAACATAAATATGAATAATCAGCAGCATAGGCGAAAAGCAAAATTAGCACATTGTGCTATAAACGACCTCACTTCGACTCAAATTCATACACTTTTAATTAATGCCCGTAAGTGTGTTATTTGTGGAAAATATTTTAATAAAAAAAGAAAAAAAACCATTGACCATATTTTATCAATATTTCAAGGCGGTAATAATAGTTTACTTAATATTCAAATTGTGTGTTTGAGTTGTAATTCAAAAAAACAACATAAAGATTATACAGATTTTAATAATGGTCAATTATATATGTTTTTGAATTAATCCCCATACTTGACTCACCTCCTCTCCTGAGTATAATATAACCACAATGCAAAAAATAAACCTCCTCACTCCCCTTGAGTATTTTGCAATTCTTTCTTACTTCCTGAATAATCCTCACTATTTCCTTTACGAATATAGAGCTTTTTACTATGATTATGATTCCAGACAATATCTTCCTCATCAAACCAGGATATTTAATGTGCTTGGATTAAATTAGGAAGCTCTTGACACACCATAGATTTAGGATATACTTAGGATATATTAAAGATGGTAGAAAATAATTATACTGAAATTAAGCAGAATTTAATAATTCAAATTGATAAGGCTTTAGATAAAATACTTGAACAGGGTTTTGGAGAAATTAGAATAGTCATAGATGAGGATAGACAAATCTATGATATAATTCCTTCTCCAAGAATAAGAGTGAAGTCTTGATAAAATTGAATTCTACTGACCAGGCTTGGTTAAGCAGAGAAGCACTGGAAAAACTTGATACACTTATTATTGGAAAGGGTTATCATCATATTACTAGAGTAAATAATTCTTACTACTTAGATGGAGAACGTTTTCATATAGATAATTTTGAATATTTTGATGGAACTATTGATGAGATAGAGGTTAAAAAAACAGTTACTTAATTTTTGACAACTTAACATTGGTTGACCTACTCTGAACTTGAGCGGTCAATTTAGTCGCTAGGGTTAGTGGCATTCGTGAGAATGTCTGCCCCGAAAGCTTATAAGTTAGCGGCTATCTTGGCCGCTTTTTTTATTGATATGAAGATAGTTAAGAAAAAGCATCTTATGGAGGCTTGCAGGCAGCAACATAAAAGAAATATGAAAAAGTGGGGAGCAAGTTGGAGTATCTCCACTATTTACAACCATATTGCTAATACTCACCGACCAAGTGAGAGGCAAGCAAATCAAATGAATGTAGAACTAAGGGAAGATGAATTATTGTTATATAACTACTGGCATTACAAGGTTAAGAAGTGTGTGATGTGTAAACCTTTAGTGGAAGGAAACTGAGATGAAGAAAGTTAAAGACATTATTGACGATAAATTGAAGCCTGAAAATATTCCTAATGGTAAAGTTAGGGTAATTGATAAGAATATTCTTAGAATGCACTTTATGGGAGCTTCTGTTAGAGAGATTGCGAAAGAAACTAAAAAAACTGAGGGTGCTGTGCGGAAGGCTCTTAATAATCCTGCTGTGCAGAGGGAGATTAAGCGGTTAGATAGGCTCGTGGAGGGAGAGCTTGTCCGCTCCAAAATTACCGCTGAACGCAAGCTCAAAGAAGCTATGGTTAAGGCATCTGACACACTTATAAATACGATGAAAACTGCTCCTTCTCTCAAGGATAGAAACTGGGCAGCTCTGAAAGTATTGGAATATACATTAGGTAAACCTAGAATACCTATTGAGGGAAAGTTGGAAGTGAGTGCATTAACTGATGAGGATTTGGAGGAGATGAGGGAGGGGTTAGAGGGTGAGAAGGAAAAGAATAGCTGATACTTAGAATATAAGAAGTAATAAGCAAAAAATGAAAAAGATTGATGTTTTGTTAGAAGCATTAGCAGAATTGGAACACGAACAGTGGGCACATTGGACTAGATATTTGTTAAATAATCTTACGGAACAGAATATTAAAAGATGGAAAAAACAGATAGAAATTCCTTATACAAAACTATCTGAAAAAGAAAAAGAAAGTGATAGAAAGTGGGCAAGGAAAGTTATCGGAAATTTAGATGAGATGAGGGAAGGATTAGAGAAAGAATGATGTGGTGGAAATTACATTCATTAGAATATGATTATTTTAGTAAAACAGGTCTTAGAAAAATGTGTGCGAGCTGTGAGTTTTTCCATAAAGGACGAAAAGTTCACCATTCTCATTGTGGTTATAAATTTAGGCGAAGGGATATATTGAAACATAACGGTAGAATTCCTGCCTGTGAGTATTATAGAGGAGATAAGGGAAGGGCTTAATGAAAAGTGAACTTCTCGGTATGCGTAAGGAGGCTAAGAGAAGTTTATTTTACCTTGCTAGATTCATACTTGGGTATGATTTTCTCATAGAGCATTTTCACAAACCCATCTGTGATTTTGTGCAGGATATGACTATTCATAGGAAACTCGTGAGGATGCCCAGAGGGTTTTTGAAAACTACCATTTGCTCTCAAGCATTTCCTATCTGGCTTACTATTAATACTCCTAATGTGCGTGTTCTCCTTACTAATATGGTCTATGATAATGCTGCCAAAAATGTCCATGTGATAAGAGGTCATTGGCAGGGGAATAAACGTTTAAGAGAGTTATTTCCAGAGTTAATTCCTAACTTTAGAATTAACAGGTGGTCCGATGCGTGTGCTGAGGTTCGTCGTCCTGCAAATTATGATGTTGGCACTTACGAAAGTATTGGGGTTGGTGGGAGTAAAATCGGATCGCACTATAATTTTATTATTGAGGATGATCTTGTGGGGGTTAAGAAAGATTCTTTGAGTGGACAGGAGATACTTCCTAACGTTGATGATATACAAAAGGCAATTGGATGGCACGGATTAGCACTTAATTTGTTAGTTAACCCAAAAGAAGATTACATCATAAATGTAGGCACTCGCTGGGGTCAGTATGACCTTATTAGACACGTTATAGATAACCAACCCTATTACAAACGATTTGAGATGGATGCAGTAGAGATGAATGAAAAGGGGGATATTCTTACTGATAGCAAAGGAAATTGGATACCGACTTATCCAGAAAGATTCCCTCTAGAAGTCCTAGAAGAGATTAGAGAAGAACAGGGTGATTATATCTTCTCTATGATGTATTTAGGCAAGCCTTATAACGTTGAAGATATGATATTCAGGGATGAGTGGATTAAAAACTTTGAGGGAAGCCTCCCAGAAGGGAAGTTATATGCAGGGTTAGATGCTGCCTTTGCCAAAGAGAGACGCTCAGACTTTACCGCTATTCCCTTAGTTCATATTTCGACAGATAAGGAGTTTAGAGTTCATCATTATGTTAGAGCTAAGTTAAATCCTACGCAGATTATTGACAATATATTTCAACTTAAAGATACACATAAATTTGAGTGGATAGCAATGGAGAAGTCCACTTATGAACAGACTCTCAAACACTATATAGATTTAAGGAATAGAGATAGAGTCAAGGATGGTCTATTGCCTGTAATTGTTAAACCTGTTAAGAGGCCAAAAGGGATGGACAAGGCTATGCATATCCGAGCCTTACAGCCTCTTTGTATGGCAGAGAAGTTCTATATCCGCCCACATATGAGAGAGTTAAGAAACGAGTTTAGAGAGTTTATAGGGACAGATACGGGTGGGCACGATGATATATTGGATGCAATTGCTGACATCTTTCATCTCGTTCACTATCCACAAAAGTCAGCACCTCTTCAGGTAAGAGACCCTTTCAGTGTGGAGGCGGTCTTGGATGAGCTTTTAGAGAAACCTTATGGGGTTGGAAGAAAGAGACAGTTAATAGAGCATTAAAGGAGGAAATAAATGCCATTAAAAGTTCAACAGCAAATAAGTCTAGTGGTAAGTGCAAGTACTGACACACAGTTGGTAACTGTACCAGGAGAATTGACGGGAATTCTTATTTTAAGTGATGCAGATACAACTAATAACCCAACGGTTAGACTCTACGATGGAACAGGCACGGGGGGAACGAGAATGTTTGATTACACTCTTGATATTGATGTAGAGGGAATAGATAAATATATTCCGTTGCCTAACATAAGATTTGCTACTGGTCTATATCTGGATATTGCTGGAGCTAATGCGGATTGTATTGCATTTTATAGGAAGTAAGGAAGATGCCAGGAATAGATAGCGATACAAAATTAATGCTTCATTGTAATGGAGATGATGGTTCAACTAGCTTTCCCGATGTGTCGGATTCTGAGCACACCATAAATGTAACTGCTACCGCAGAGGTAGATACTGCCCAAAGTAAGTGGGGTGGGGCATCAGCATTATTTGATGGGGATAGTGGCTATTTATCCGCCGATGATAGTGCTGATTGGGATATATGTGCAAGTAATTCTGATGATTGGACAATTGATTTTCAGGTAAAACATACTGATCATGTAGGCGTAGAACTATATATAAACCAATTTGAAAATGCTGATGAGCTTTGGGCGATTTGGCACGTTCATGAAGAAGGACTACGATTTCTACTTAGGTATGGGGCTACTAATATGATATATCCAGCGGGTGGTGGAGAAATTGCGGATACCAACTGGCATCATATTGCTTTCTGTAAAGTTGGCTCTGAATATGGACTATACAAAGATGGAACACAGGTTAGTTATATAAGTGATGCTGATACGCATACTTTTACTGGTTCTTTATACATTGGAGCTAGAGGAGATCCTAATTATTATTTTGATGGCCACATGGATGAGATAAGAATACAGCATAGTAATATTTTTGAGGCAGCTCCTAACGATACGCCCGATAATACAATTACAGTTCCAACGTGTGAATATACTAGAGATTTATCTATAAGCGTAAGTGAATGTCTTGATTTAGATGAAAAACTGGTTTAAGCGAGGTGGAATAAATGAGTAAAGAAGGATTAAAAATTGAGGGATTTAGTAGAGTGCGGATTATGGAGAATGGCAAGATAAAAGGTGATAGTGGATGGTGTGGGCCAAATCAACTTACCAACGATGGGATTAGAATGTTTCTCTGTGCTCGCTTGGGAACAGAAAGTGGTTCTCTAAATGTTACTCACGCAGGTCTAGGAACAGGAAGCGCACCAGCCAGTAATGCGACAGCTCTAGTAGGTGCGGTTTCTGGAACTGGAAATGTAGTTATCAGAGCAGCTGTGGCTGCTGCCAGCGATGCTTCAACTACTGAAGTATTTACCGCTACTTTTGCCTCTAGTAATAAGTTTGTAACTACGAGTGAGAATATCTCCTGTGTAGGATTATTCGGACATTCCAGTAGTGCTGCAACAGTTTTTGCGGGAAATACCTATGCATCTAGCACCTGTGCGACTAATCAGGATGTTCATTCAAGTTATGAAATCCGCTTCTCTACTTCAGCATAATGAAGATTGATAAATATAAAGGAATTTGCCTCAGTATCGGGTGTGGTAGAAAAAAGGAAAATCCCAACTTTGTTGGAATGGATAAAAGGAAACTCCCAGGTGTGGATATTATCCATGACCTAGAAGTCTTTCCTTATCCTCTACCTGATGAGTGTTGTATAACAATAGTTGGCACACATATTATTGAACATATAAAGCCCTGGCTCATTATTGATTTTATGGATGAGCTGTGGCGGATAATGAAGCTCAAGGGTAGGTTAGCTCTTTCAACTCCCTATGCAGGTTCATCTATATACTGGCAAGACCCAACTCACTGCACGGGATTTAACGAAACTAGCTTTACTTATTTTGACCCTCGTTTTCCAGCTTATAAGGATGGTTATAGACCAAAACCCTGGAAGATACTAAAGGGGTTCCCCGTCTGGCAGGCAAACGGAATGCTAGAGATTGTGATGGAGAAGGTAAAAGATGGAAATTCCTGAGCAAACTGCGAGCAAACGCATAATGATTGGAGTCCCTATGACGGGACTTGTTCGTGCTGAATGGATGCTTGCTCGTTATGGTCAAACTATCCCCTGTAATTGGTCTCAACTTGACGCTATCCAATGGATTTCTACTAATGCACCGCTCCGTTACTTAGTGGCTGATGCTCGTAATATCCTAGCTACTACTTTTATTCAAAAAGAGTATGAATGGCTCTTTTTTATAGACCACGATGTAATGTTGCCTAATGGTACTTTGATGCAGTGGGATGAGCGGATGCTCAAGTGCGATGTGCCTGTCTGGTCTGGACTCTATTTCTGTAAGGCTGTTCCCGCTACTCCTCTTATTTATAGGGGCAGGGGCAATAGTTATTACAATAAATGGAAGATGGGCGATTTGGTCTGGGCTGATGGTATTCCAATGGGCTGCACAATGATACACAAATCCATTATGAAAGTTTTGTATGATGAGAGCGAGTGGTATCAGCCTAAGAGTGGTATAAATGTTAAAAAGATATTTGAGACTCCCAGAGACACGTGGTATAGCACAAGTGAAAATGCCTGGCATAACTCTGGAGGGACTGAGGACTTATTTTGGTGCACCAGAGTTATGAAAGAGAATATTTTTAAAAAGGCTGGTTGGGCTAAATATCAAAGAAAGAAATATCCCTTTTTAGTTGATACGAAAATTTTCTGTAGACACATAAACTTCGATGGTCAGCAATTTCCAAGCGAAGGGGAAGAATTACAATTTGTAAGGAAGTAATATGGGCGTAACAGTCCAAGAAAATGTAGCAGTAGCCGTCTGCCTAGCAGCTTTGACCATAAGTGTATCTGATGCAGTTAGTGTAAATGAAGCAGTTACAACTCGATTTCCATTCCACAATGTTTCTGTATCCGATACCACAACTGTTACTGAAGATGTTAAACCTAATCTAATTCTCAAGATTAGGCCAATAACTACACCTGGAGTTCAACTGTGGAGCAAGTTAGGTTCTGATTCCGAGATTACTTCACCTGCCTATGGCACAGGTGGGGCTATAGTTGGTTCTCCTACGTATAATGGCGGTAAGTTTGGAAATGGAATAGAGATTGATGTTGATAATGAAGGATGCACCTTTCCTACTAGCGATAACAATATCAATATTGACAAAGGAGCAATAGAATTTTGGGCTAAGTTAAACTTTTCTCCAACTGACGCCGATCTTCATTGTCTTTTTGACTTCTACGATGGCAGTAATGGGGGTATTCGTCTCTATTTTGACCCTGATGATGATGATTTTTATGTTTATGTCCATTCTGGAGGCCCTGGAGTAGCTTCGTGCGTAACCGTTGGATTATCGTGGAGTGCAGGCGATATTTTACACTTTGCCGTAACATGGGATAGGGAAGGAATTGCTCTTGGAGACTCGAAAACACTTGTTCTTTATGTTGACAATATAGAGAAGGGTAGTTCAACGACCACGTGGAGTATAGATACAGTTAATGCCAATTTGTATATTGGCACTACTTATACAGGAATTTTATACGCAGATGCAGTAATAGACAATCTCAAAACTTTTAATATCTGTAAAACTGATTTTAGTGATAAAGATACCGAAGGAATTGCCAGTGGCCCCGCTGAGTCAATTATAGCATCTGAGTTTGTAAGTACTGCTATCCCAGGGCCACAGATAAGCGTTTATGACACTGTATCTCTTACAGAAAGTGTAAGTGCAGCATTTCCAGGCGTTGCACTTTTAATTGATATTTACGATGAAGTAACTCTTACTGAGAGTATTGCACGGACTCTTGTTAACCTCATTTCTGTTAATGATAGTATTACGGTTGCCGAAGCTGTTTCTCTTTTATTGCCATTTTTGAACATTGATGTTTCTGATTCGGCATCTCTTACTGAGTCTATTACTGCTCTAAATCCATTTTTAAATATTGATACCTCTGATTCTGTGGCTGTCTCAGAGGCATATAGGGCTATATTTGGATGGATAACTGAGGCAATAATTACAACTACCTGGACAGATGTTAGTCCAAGTGCAACTACGTGGGAAGATGTAAGTCCAGATACCGCTACATGGACAGATGTAGATAAGCCAGATAAGTGGTATCCGTAAAAGGAGGATAAAAATGCCTTATGTCAGAAAGGGAAAAACTGTGTATAAGAAGGTCAATGGTTTGAAGAAGAAAGGGAAGGCTAAGAGTACTAAAAAAGCGAAGCGTTACCTTAATTTATTGAGAGCGGTTGAGCATGGCGATTGGAGACCCACAGGAAAACCTGCTAGGGATATAAGGAAAAGTGCGTGGAAGGGTGGTAAAAGGAGAAAATAATGGGCTATCAACGAAAAGGAGTCAGAACAGGGCTTGGCCCATATAAGACCTCATATATTAGAAAGCAGGGTGGTAGTATAGGAAGGCGTAGAAAAGCTGGAGTAAAATGTCCTAAAAGGAAATAGATATGCCTAGAATGACTACAGCAGACCAACTTACATATTGGAAGTCTCAAATACGTAGAGGTATTGCATATCAGGAAAAGTTTGCTGAGAAAAAGCGTTGGAAGGATTACTATAATTATTACTGGGGAAAATATAAGTCAGATGTATATGCAGTCAACAAAGTCTTCAGTATGCTTCGTTCTCTTATCCCCAGAGTCTATTTTCGTAATCCCAGGCTCATTGTAAGTCCTAAGCGTCCTGAGTTTGAAATGCGAGCTGTTGTAGTTCAGGCTGTGAATAATCTACTGATTAAAGAGCTTATGATGAAGGAGACTACGAAAAAGATTATCCAGGATGCCTTCTTCTGTAATAGGGGCATAGTTAAAATTGGGTATGACAGACAATATGGTTCAATTCCAGACTATATGAGTAAAGCCTTCCCTTCTGAGGAGGCTATTGAGTACGATGTAACTGTTAAACCTGATATGCCCTGGGTATTACGCACTAATCCTGAACACTTTATTGTACCCTGGGGGGCGGACTCACTCAAAAACATTCCCTGGGTGGCTCATAAGATTGTAAGACTCTTAGAGGATGTAAGAAAAGACCCTATCTATGAAAATACAGCTAAGTTGAAGGGTGGCTATGAGAGGGAGCTTAGGGGGGTTAAAGAGGCAGAAGTAGGTATATCTGAGACTACTCTTACCTCACAGACAGAGACTATAAAGGAATATCAAGTAAGTGACGAAGCCTGGGTTGAGATATGGGAGATAAGAGACTTGAAGCACGGTAAAATACTTGCTCTTAACCTTGACCACGATAAATTCCTTCGCCGTCCTGTGGATGATGATTTGCAGGGGGATGGTGCACCTTTTGAGGATGTATGTTTTAACCCTGATAATGATGTCTATTGGGGGCCGTCTGATATGCGTATCCTGGAACCTCTACAGAATGAACTCAATGAAGTTCGTACACAGATGTCCAAGCATAGAAAGATTAACCTGCTTAAATTCTTATTTAACGATAAATTTACTCCTGAGCAGGTGCAGAAATTTCTAAGTGGAGATGTGGGTGGAGCAGAGATAGTACCTGACCTTACCAGAGATGATGTAGTTGTTATCCAGCCTGGTGAGCCTATCCAGCTTGGGAATGATGCGATGGGTGTAGAGAGAGATATAAGAGAGAGCGTAGGGTTTGCCAGGACAGAAGAAGGTGAATATGCTGGCCCACCTCGTAGAACAAAAGCTGAGATACAGGCAGTTCAGCAAGCTCACTGGATACGAATTGATGAGAGACGTGACATTGTTGCCGATTTCCTTATAAGAGTAATGGAAAAGGTTAATACCATTATTTTTGAAAGGTGGGATCAGGCTCGTGTTGCACCCATTGTTGGCCCAGATAATGCTATACATTGGGTACAGTTCACTGGCCCAGAGATAGCAGGGGATTATGACCTATCCATAGATATTGATACAGGCAAACCTGTTACTACTGAAATCAAAAGGGCTGAGGCAGAACACTTACTTAATATGCTCACAGCAAATCCTATTCTCGTTGAACATATCAATCCAGTTGAGTTGACCAGAAATGTCCTGAAACTCTATGACTGGGTAGATACGGATAAAGTTCTTATGAGTCAGCAAGCTCAACAAGGTCAAGGAGGCCCTCCTCAAATTGAACAACTAGGTGCATTTGCATCATTCTTTGGGAGAGGTGGAAGATGAGACGAATATGAGACGAATATGAGACGAATAATAGGTTATATAAAAGACGGTAAATATATAAGGTGTGATGTTGTAAAGAAAGGGAAAGGTGTTGGGGATGCAGAACACGTTGGGGGAGCATTTGATAAGGAGAAGGGATATTGGGAAAGTTTAGGTGATGAGGAAGATAGGGATACACATATAGAAACCAAAGCACAGCTTAGAAAAGTTTGTGAGAAAAAAGGACTTAGAAGTAAATATTTAGAAGATAGTATGTAAAGAGGGAGCTTCATACCAGCCAGGATAAGAAAGCTCCCCCAGACAAGGAGAATCACTACGAACCCCCTGTCTATTTTAATAATAGTAAATTAAACAAAATTGTCAAGTAAGGAGGCGATTTATGGCAAAGATGGGTAAGCCCCTAAAAAGAATGAGGGCACTCGGGGAGTATGATAAACGTTTAACTCTCCTCATTAAACCTAACAGCTTTGAATATAAGTTTGAACCAGAGCTTTGGGTTGGAGGAGATGTTAGGGGAGCGATTAAAATTTTAAGACAAGCATATCGCTTATATAAACGTGATATGGCGAAAAAAATGGAGGTAAAGAACGATGGCGAACAACGAACCTAAAACTAATGCAACTCCTTCGGCGAGTGAAGGGGACAAAGACAAAAAGTATGAAGACGAAATCAAACAGCTTAAAGAGCAAAATGCTGGATTAGAGGGTAAGGTGTCTGACTTACAGGCGACAATCATAAGTCCAAACTACCAAGAGTTCATAAGGACTCAAAACCAACCCTCTTCACAATTTCAACCTGCATCGTTTGCTGCAGGACGCACTCAGTCTCCAACTGAGGAGATTGACCTTGAGTCTATGGATAGGAAACAATACTCACAATATCTCATCAATGAGATGAAAAAAGTAGTTCAACCTAACATAGACGCTATCGGTCAGACTGTTAGACAGGGACTTCTGCAGAGTAGTATCGAGAAGGCAAAAACTAAACATTCTGACTTTGATAACCACAAGGTTGCAATGGGTAAGACTGCGGCCAGGATTGAGGCGGGTGGATTGACTGCGGAGGATGTCTACAAAATACAAACGTGGCAATCTCCTCAAAAAGAGGGAAAGGAAAAGGTAGAAACAAAGACTGAGAAGCCCACTGGGGGTGGAGCAGCACCTACTACAACTGAAAAGTTAACTCCTCAGCAAATTGCTTCTAAGGTTTGGGATGATAAAGGAGTAGACGAAAAGCATCCTACTGTGAGATAAGTTCTTCATTAAATAGAGGATAAAATGGCTACTTTTACAGAGACCATTGATGATCTTTATATAACAACTTGGCAGGAAATGAGAAAGCAGGTAGTGGACACCTATTTTGACGCAACTCCATTCTATTTCTGGATGAAGAAGAAGGGACGGATAATGGAAGACCACACTGGTGGGAAATGGCTCGGTATTCCTCTTATGGTAGGTAAGAATGAGACCGTCGGTATGTATCAGAAGGGCGGGTCATTTGAAGTTACCAGAACCGATAAGTTAGACCTGGCTAGATATGATTGGAAGTATATGGGTGGGTCACTTGTCAGGTATAAGACGGAAGAGCTTGAGAATAGAGGGAAGGCAAAAATCATTGATAGAATGACCGTGGAACTCGATAACTTGAAACTCTCTATCATAGATAAGATGGAAACTTATCTATTTGGAGATGGAAGTGGAGACAATGGACTTGCGTTTAATGGTCTGGATATTATCTGCGATGAAATTCCAACTGCTGCTGTGGATACTGCGAATAATCAGGAAGAAGTTGGTGGAATTCCACAACTTAGTAACACTTGGTGGAGAAATGTATATCGGGATATGGATAGTGATGGTACTGTAGTTTCCTTGAATATGATGAGTAGCTGGAAGTATGTCTATCGAAACGCAAAGAATGGAAACGATAGACCTGACATCATCGTAACTACCGACCAAATTTTGGATTGGTATGAAGATGAATGTATAGAACTGAAAGCTATTGTCAACAAAACGTTAGGAGACGCAGGATTTGAAAACCTCACCTGGAGAGGTATTCCTATCGTTACGAGTCCATCCTGTAAATCTGGTAGTGCCTACTTCCTGAACACAAAATATCTGGCTTTTGTAGCACAAGCAGGGGCAAATTTTGCTATGACTGAGTGGAAGGTGGCTCCTGATACTCTTGACAGATATGCTCAGATATTTGTGAGTGGTAACTTAGTTACTTCGCACAGAGCGAGACAGGGAGTGGCTTTTAACATTGACTAATGCTGAGGGGGTATGTCTACGCTTAACTACATCTTCAGTAGCGTACCTCCGATAACCTCCTACGACGCAAACCAATGCTCGTTGAGGTAAGAAAAACCAAAGGAGAAAAAGATGAGTTTACCTACAAGAACTGAGACTACAAGAAAGGCTTTGCCTGGACATACTGGGCAAACCTGGGGTGTCCGAGGAGTCGGACAGAGTATATGGGAGGAGTCTAGTACTCCTAAACATAAGTTAGGAACTCGCCTGCAAATGGGTTGTAGAGTATTTTACTATGCTCATGCTAGTGAAGCTCTCTATAAGGGTAGTATGGCTTCATTTAATGTGAGATTCAACTATGATGACCCAGCACCCATAGCACATCCAATTAGAACTACCAAAATAAAGATAGGAACTGATGCTACTTCTGGTGGTTTTGCAAAAGACCAGTTTGCAGAAGGGATGTTGTTAGTAGCCGAAGGAACTGGAGAGGGAGACCAATATGTCATAAAAAGTAATGATGCTATTGCTGCCTCCACAGAGGGCTACATTTACATCTATGAGCCTGGATTGGTAACTGCCTTCAGTGCTACTCTTAGTGAACTCTGCGTAGCAACCAATCCTTTCTATGACCTGGCGGAAACTAACTCTGTTCAGGCATCTGGAGCTGGAATACCTCTCATTGATATTACTGGTGATGGGTATTACTTCTGGCTACAGACTTATGGGCCTGCTGCTGTGGAAGTCGTTACTGCTGCTGCCTCTGGTGCAGATGGTGCTGATGAGATGGCGATGATGCAAGATGGCACAGGTATGCTGGTAAAATGTGTAGCAGGTGGTTATCCTTGTGCACATTCACTTGGAACAGCTGCGGACTCGGTAGAAACAGATGCTGATTATGGATATGTGTTCTTGACTTGTGTAGCGTAAAAGTAAGAAAAATGGGGGGAGGGATTAACTCTCCCTCTCCCTTCGTTCAGAAGAAGGTGGTTAACGATGATGCCACCCGAAAAAATAGGGTCAACATAGCCCTATAAAAAGGAGAAAAAAATGAGTTTTTATCTAAAAAACAAATGGTCAAAAGAGTTGTTGATGCGGTTGCAGCAAACAACCACAGGAAAGATTATCTATGTAGATGGAACATACGGAAGTGATAGTGGTTCGGGTCTCTATCCTTTTGACGCTAAAGCAACTGTTCAAGGGGGAGTAGATGCTGTAACTACTAATAGAGGTGATGTTGTTATAGTGGGAGCTGGCAGGTACTACGAAAATGTCAGAATTACAAAGAGTAAGATGACATTGATGGGAGCACAGACTGGGGGTAAGCAGTCAGTTAGTATTAGACCTGGTGGAGCTGGTGGAGGTTCTCCCCACGTGGTAGAGCATGCAGAAGCTACAACTCGATATGGATATAGCTCACTAGGGGGTGAAACAATACGTGCAAGTGCTGTTACGGTAAATGCTGCCTCTGTTGAGATTTGTGGACTCCAATTCGATGCTTCTGATTTTGAATACACAGATGGCAATTACCGTCACTACGGTGGAGTCTATATTGGTGATGGAACTAGAATTAATGCCAGCTACAATGAGGACTGTAACGGCTCCTATGTCCACGACTGTATATTCAAGCGTGGTTATATAGGACTACATTATGACGGTGCTTCCGAAGACCATAGATGTGAGAATAATCTGTTCTACCGACAGACTGCTGGTAGTGCAAGGGGTTCTATATTTATTGATCCAGGAAGCAGTAGGCAATGTGAGCGAATACTCATAGCATACAATACGTTCATGGCTATAGATACGGGATCGTATGGTGTTTTTGGGTATAACACTGCTGAGACACATGATTGTATAATTGCTCACAACATATTTCAAGCACGTGATGGGAAGACAATCGGTGATTGTATCTATTATAAAGGAGCAGGCGGATGGTTATTGGCTGGTAATTACTATGGATGTGCTGATGCTCAATCAGCTTCCCTAGATACTGGTGGTTATACTGCTGGAAACTATATGGGTGTGGCTGGAGCTGATCCAGTAGCAAAGTATTTGAAAGAAGCATAATGATTAAAAGGTATGGTGATGTTATACCAAGTAAAATACCAATTAAGTGTGGTTGTTGAAGCAGATGCGGAAAATGAAGCTGGTATGAAAGCTAGAAAAGATGTTATAGCTCATACCAATAATGATTGGTGGAATCAACACCTACTCAACATAGAAGTGAGTAAACTTGGCTCTTTAGTAAGTGACAAAGGCGAAGGGGCTGCGCCTTAAATCAGCCCCACACTAACAAAACATTTCCGATAATATACAAGAAATGTATACCTAGAGAAATAGAATATAAAGGTGATTGTTATGGCTTTAACGCATGCCAATCTCGTATTACAGGTTATAGAGGACACAGGCAGAAGTGACAAGTCAGATGAGATAGGCAACTATGTCAATAGAGCACAGGTTATTATCGTCAGGGATGCGTCAGTTTTACATCACGACTTTACCTGTATGAAAAAAGAAAAGTATGTTGACACAGTAAATGGACAGAAAACATATACCTTCCCTCCTAAAATGAAATCCTTCTATGACCTGCGTATTTGTGAGTCAGGCGATAAACGGAAACTTCATACCTTAACGCCTCGCTATCAAGACTTACAACGCCCATATCCAGAGGGTGATTCAGAGGGTTTGCCAGTATATTATATCCCCTGGGGAACTTATTTTGAACTCTCTCCCATTCCTGATGATGCATACACTATGCATTTAAGATGTCTCCTATGGCCTACGGATATGACTACGGGTACTTCTGAACTTCTCTATATGGATGAAGTGATTATAAAGTGTGCAGATTGGCTTACCGTTCTATCACTTAACCTTGAGAAAGATATACGAAGGTTTAAGGCTGAATATAGGGATATGCTCAACTCTGCAATTAGGTCTGATAGAGATGCTCATAAGTATGACTTAAAATTGAAAGCTCAACCCTTTGTTAGTGGAATTAGTAGTTTAGAGGCTGGTGAGCTTGGTGATTACTGGAAGAAACCATCCTGGATGAGAAGTCCGATGTGAAAGGAAAATAAAATGGGACTAATCTTAATGTTCATTGGAAGTGCAGGAATTGTAGCCTCTACGGTTATGGAAATAATTACCAGAGAAAAAGTCTATTTAATTATGATGAAGGTCTTTCCGTGGTTGTTAGCCGTTGGGGCTATAATCTGGAGTCTTGGATAAATGACCAAGATAGCATTGGAAAAAAAATTAGAACTTCTCAGAGATGAACTTAATATAGCTCAAGCAAAAATTACTTTAGTTATAGCATTGATTAATATAGTTTTAGAAAAAAACAAGGATGTAAAGAATGCCCACACGTGAGGACGAACAGGGGATAATTTCTCCAGCTATCATAGCTCCTTCCAGGATGCTGGATTCAAGAATACCTGCTTTAGCACTTGACCCCAGACACGCTTCCAGTTGTCAGGATGTTAGACCCGAAGGTGGAGTGCTAAAGAAACGCACAGGATACGCTGCTTTTGATGTTGATATTTCTAGTAGTGGAAGTGATTTGAGTGGGAGAATACAAGGTTTATGTCAAACTCCTTTTGGTTGGGATGATGATATAGTTATACTTTTACAGGATGGAACAGACACCAAGTATTATCTCTACGATACAAGTGAGGCAGATGCAGGAAATCCGCCTTGGATGTTAGAGGAAACAATAACTCCTCAGACAGAATATAGTCAACTATCGTGGTGTCCAGCAGTTACATCAGGAGGAGTTCAAGTAGTTATTCTCTGTGATAACAAAGCTAGGTTGCAGATATGGGATAACACACAAGATGCTGGTTCTAAAATAGCCTCTCTTACCCTGGACAGTGATAGTCAAGTCTTAAGAGCAAAAGTAGTTAGATATTATAAAGGCCACTTAATTTTATTTAATGTAGGTTCTTATGCTGATACAACGTGGACACAGGCTGAAAGAAGAATACAGTGGATGAACGCTGGAGATATAGAGGATGTTGATGGAGGTGATTATGGAAGTAATTTACTCCTTGGAAGAACTGGAGGACACATAAGAGGAGCGGAAGCATTAGCAGATGATATGACTATCTACTGTGAACACGAGATAATCAGAATGACTTATATAGGGGGAACTAGCATATTTAGATTTGACCCTATGGTTGCTGACACAGGACTTGCAGCCCAGAACGCTATACTTAATTTAGGAGATAGACATTTATTCCTTGCAGATAACTATACTGTGCAGGAATATTGTGGTGGGCAATATTGTAGACCCATAGGCGACCCTATTAACTCCAGTATTCAGTCTAACATAAATAAAACTTACTATGAGAATAGCTTTTTTGTAGATGCAAAAGGATTAAATGAGGGATGGTTATTTATTCCAACTTCTGGTGAAACTCCTGATACAGTTTATGTAATTAAATATGGTATGTGTCTTCAGGAATATTGCTGGTATAAATATAGTATGACCGCTTTTGCTGCTATGGTTCACGATAACTGGTATGTTCTGGCGGGTGGAACTAATATTATCAATGACTATGACTATTCCAGCAAAAATGATGGCTCTACTTTAATAGATGGATATTGGGAGTCTATAGACTTTACAAACATCCAAAATCCTTCACAGAGAATTAGACATCAAGGAATTAGGTTTGAGGGAAAGGGTGATGAGGTTACTGTTGAATATTCTAGCACTGAAGGAAGTGCAAGCTCGTGGAATACCGTAGGGACTCAAACCTTAACAAGCAGTTGGGCATACTATGAACTTCCTTACGATAGTGGATACAAAAGAAAGATTAGATATAGATTTAGAAATAACAGTAGTGGGGAAACTTTTGAGATTAAATGGTTCCAGCCGATTATGTTGCCCGCAGGTGAGAGATGAAAACACCAGCAGTTCCTCATTTACCTAGACCTCCTGATATTACCAGAGCTAGTTGTCCAGATGATAGAGCTAGACCCATTAACTATCTTGCTGATTATTTCTGGAGGCGGAATTTGGCTTTTCCATTTTTTAGTATCTTTCTTGACTTATATTATGGACACTGTTTGTTTCCTGATAAGACAGTTGACTATGGAGAAATTACTTACGATGGCACAGATTTGACTATAAACATCGAGGGAACTGAGTATACCAGGGTATGGACTTCTGATGAAATAGAGTTCTCACGATTATCAGGTGATAACTATATTCTTCGTAGGGGTGATGCTAGTACTTATGAAGATTGTAAAACTGATTATGAAGATAATCCATATTGGGCTGTGCTGGAATCTACGTCTGATGCTCGCCCAATGTGGGGAAATGAAGATCGTTATCCACAAACTCCTAGATATAGAATCATAGCCTGGCAATTTTATTTAGATTATGACACATCTTCTCTTTCATCAGTTGCTACTGCAAAGTTGGTTTTTTCGGTTGGTCAAGTAATTAGAATGACTACTGATGAATATCCTATGGTGTATATTTATGAACACGATTTTGGAACACTAGATACTGGCGACTGGACAGGAGGGACTAAAATCGCAGAAAGAGAGTTTACGGATGATGATGAAGGAACTGATGTTGAAATATCGATAGATCCATCACACGTAAATCCAGATGGTCATTCTAAGTTTAGAATTACATTAAAAAGAATAGTAGAATTAGATTATTGGCCAGGGCCTAGTGATCCAACATATTATCAACACGACCCTCGATGCCCAACAGTTAAATTGGTGGTAACAGAATAATAACCCTGTAATTAAGTTGCCTCGTATTCCTCCTCAGATATTAATGGGGAGCAATTAGGGTGGTTAGACTTACTGTATCATTAGTCCTATTACCATATTCTACTGTTACTTTTACTTCTAAGTAATCATAGCTGTTGCTCATACCATCATCATCATGGTATTGAGCTTGGGTGAGCATTTTCTGATTGGTAAGATTATCCACCGTTACAGAATCATAGGTGGGACTGATTGAGAGATTCCAGTTGTCTCCTCGTGTAATGTAATAGGGATTGTAATAAGGATTAAAGTCGGAGGGAATAATCTTTGAATACTCTGCTGCTTTTAACTCTTCTAGCCTTCCACTGGCTATTAAGAGGGCAGCCTGAGGATAGCCTTCTCGAACAATGGCAACTCGACTATAAAAGAAGAACATTCCCATACCTAGAATTATTATGGCTATGATAAACAAAGAAACCATTAATTCTATTAAAGTGGCTCCGTTGTTTGAGCCAAAGTGAGTAACTTTCATTGCAACGATTAATATAATACAATTTTCATTTTTGTCAAGAGGTTACTAATGGCATTAAAAATTGGCCCTGTAATTAAGTTGCCTCGTATTCCTCCTCAGATAGATAATGAGGAGGTTAGAAAATACTTAGAGCAAAATGACCGTGCTGTTGGCGATTTTGTCAAAAGAGTTTATGATGATATATCTAATGGACGAGTTAAGCACAGACTCTATACTTCTGTCCCTACTACCAGCGATGTAGAAGAAGGCGAAGTTGTGTTTTATAAAAGTAACTCAACCGTAAGACTTTATATGAATGTAGATGGAACTATGAAATATATAACTATGACTTAGGGGGTGTTTTGAATGGCAACTATTCTTGAAAGAGAAGCAGCAGCGAGACGTAAAAGAGCAGGTAAAACTGCTTGGGCAGGTGCTCCAGGAGGCCCTCCATATCCAGGGGAACCTGGGATAGCTGCTAGAGGACGAGCAAGTTGGCCTAGAAGGGGTTATCAAATTCCTGGCCCATACGGTGTTACGGGAACGGGACGTGGACAGCAAATATATGGTTATAGTGGAGGTCGTCCTCTTTATACGCCAACTGCCCAATGGCGTCGGGAACAAGAGGAAAGGGAGAAACCTAGATTTGGTGAATACCCTACTTTAACCAGACCACAACAGACTATACTCTCAGGTTTAATGCGTGAACCTGAAGCACCTGCTCCTTATGCTCCTATTGGTTTACCAGGTGCAGGTGAGAGAGGTGCTGCACTCAGTAGAATGATGGGAGTTTCACCAGCAGAAGAAGAGGCAGCTATTCAGAGAATGGCTCAACCTGCTATGAGACAATTCAGGCAGGAAGTACTTCCAGGTATTAGAGGCACACACGCAGGAGCAGGAACTATGTGGTCTACTATGAGAGCAGGAGAGGAGGCTAGAGCGGGAGCTGGATTAAGTGAAAGATTAGCTGGAATGGGTGAGCAGTATAGAATGGGTAGGCGTGGTCAGGCTATGCAAGCAGCAGGAATAGGATTACAGGAAGCTATGGGTGGAGCACAGTTAGGAATGCAACAATATGGAATGGGGTTACAAGCTCAACAGAGAAGACAAGCAATGTTAGCTCAACTTCTCGGAATACCTATGATGGGAGTGTATTCATATTAACATAAGTGAGGTGATATAATATGCCTGCCGAATACTGGGGTTTTATTGACCCTGAGAGAAAGAGGATAGAAAAGGCACTATTAAGTGCACAGTTAGCTCGATTAGAAGAGCAACCTATGGGTGCTGGAGGAGGTCTTGCTGGTGCCCTAGAGGATGATTCGCTTGAATGGGAAAAACTTGAATTTCAAAGACAACAATTGAAAGAGCAAACGGAACTGGCAAAAGCACAGCAGTTATTGTTAGAAAGAAAAATGACTTTAGAAGAGGAAGAGGCTGAGGCACCCTTTACCATAGGTGAGTCATATATTACTCGTGAGGGTGAGCCTTTATATGAACCTCCTATGAGAGCAGGACTAGGAGAAACAATAGTTCGTCCAACTACAGGAGAAATGTTAAAAGAGCCTTTTGTTAAAATAGGCACAGCTACTCTCATAGACACAATGGGCAATGTTGTATACTCAGAACCCGAAGTTAATATCTCTGGCTCTGAGATGATTGTTACTAATAGGGCTACTGGAGAGGTGATAAATCGTATAGATATTGAACGAGTTCCTAGAGGATTCAAACCTCAATTAGATACTAAAGGGAATGTATATATCACTAATCTTGATACTGGAGAAAGTGAATTAGCTTTCCCAAGTGCTTACTACGAGATGGAAGTTGAATTGAAAGGAAGAGAACTTGATGTAGAAGAAGAAAGGACTGAAGCACTACTCTATGGATATGATGTAGAGAAATATGGAGATGATATAGCAAAGTATATTGCAGATTTGGGATATGTTGAGACGATAGACAAAGCAAATATAGAAAGAGATATTTGGAATAGCAGAAATCTAACAGCAATTAAAAAACAAGAGCTTATATATGAGTTAGGTGTATTAACGAATGAGTCTGAGGAAAGAAGAAATACAGCAACAATAGAGGCAGGAGACCGTAAGTTAGTATCGGAAAGATATAAAGTAGGTTATGTGCCTCAGAGTGCAGAAGAAGCATTGGCTTATGAGGATGCAAAGGCTCAGATAGAAGCAAGCTATGCACCTTACACTTCTCCAAACGATATGAACATAGGTGATGCAGAAGCATGGTTAGCATATGAGGCTGGGATAGAACTATTTGTTGACAAGGGTAAAACAGATGAGAAGATTCGCTATGAAAATATGAAGGCTCGTGCAGGTAGAACTCCAGAGGATATTCTTAAACAACGTGCAATTTCTATGATGGGAATACCTGAAGGAGCTGGATTAGGAAGAGAACTTTTGGAACTTCCATTAGAAGAATTGGGACTTGAACGAGAAAAATTAGAGTTCAAGAGAGAAGAAGCTGAACTTAAAAGACAAGGGGAGGCTATGGGTGAAACCAGGGAAGATACAGAATATCTTATGAGCCTTATGTTAAGAGCTACAGCAACACACAAAGCCACTCTTGGTCTTTATACTGAAGAAGACAAAGTTGCAGCAGCAAACACGCTTCTTGAGTTAATCCGTACAGATACATCAATACCACCTGAAACTAAAATGAGATGGTTAGAGACTGCTCCTTCTCTTATGGGAGTAACTTTAGCTGAGGAACTTAAAAGAGACAGACCTTACTTTGATTGGTTTAGGGGAATGTGGAATCAAGCACTTACTGAGGCCGCAGGGGAAGCTATGGAGATGAGAAGAGAGGTTGAAAGATTTGAGAAGGCTCCTACTACTTTACCTACCAAGACTCGTAGAGGACTTTCATTTGCTGAAATTCAAAAAGAAGTTAATAGGATTTATAGAGAGACTGGAAGTAGAAAGGATGTAACTAAATATCTCAAAAAGTATGGTATGACCATAGACGATTATAGAGAGGAGCTACAAAAAGTTACGCCTACGGAGTAAAGAATGCCTACATTCGAGTTTGATGAACTTCTTTTGGGAAAGGAAACACTAGACTTTGATAAAATTTTACTGGATGAGAAAGAAGATAGTTTTGATAGGACGCTATTAGAGGAAGAGACTACTCCTTGGGAAAAGATAGTAAGAAGCCTCAAAAAAGCAGATGAATGGTTTAGAACTGAATATCCTAAATACGACCCTCTGTCTTTTGAAAATCAGGGAAGAAATTGGACAACAATAGCTCGTATTCTTCCTGGACAAGAAGATTTACCTTCTTGGGATGAGCAAAAACCAGCAAGACAACTTCTTACTTATGCTCAAAATGCTGCAGTTGGCTCTGTTATTCCTCTGTTAATTAAGATGGGAATAACAAGCATAGCAGGTATAAGAAATGCTATTAAATATAATCGAGAACTCAAAAGAAGTCTTCAACCTCTTCTTCAGCAAGCCAAAAAACAGGCAGAGTTTAAAGCTCTTCCTAAATTTACAAAACCTGCCCCCTTTGTAGTATCTGAAAAACTGCCTTCTGGACAAGTTAGACGTGTTGCAGCAGAGAAACCTACGGGATTAGAAAAATTTTTTCCTATAACTAAAAAGGTAATTGCTACTCCCCCCTCAATGGTAATGCTGGTAAAGGAGTTTGAGCAAGGGGGAACACAAGCAGTAGTTAATGCTATTAAAGCACCATATGCTGTAGTTGAAATTGCCAAGAGAGACCCTCTCAGAATAGCCATTGAAAACCTTGCCAAAATTCACATTAAAGCTCATGCTCCTAGCCTTGTAGCCATGGCAAAAGAAAAAGCTGCCAAAGACATCGCTTTACACGTTATGAAAGGACTTCCTCAAACTTTCAAACCAGCAGTAGCAGACACCATGATAGACCAGGCATTTAAACTTATAGCTGCTGCCATACCACAACTTGAGGCTTTTGGCTCATGGACACCTCCCAGAAGAGAAGTAGAAGCACCTGTTAAGGAACTTATAAAACGAGAGTTCGTAGAGCGTCCTCTTACTGCGGCTGAGATTAAGAAACCTGCTGAAGTTGTTGAAAAAATAACACCTCCCAAACTAGAGGAGCCTATAACTTCCATCACAGAAAAACAACTCCACACTATCGAAAGTCTAAAGGGTGAAAAGAAATTCTCTCCTCGCATAATGAGAAAAGCTACTATGGCTTTTGCTGATAAACCAGATGTAGAAAGTTTAAATGAACAAGAAGCTGCTGCACTTATTGAGGGAATGAAAGCTGTACCTTTACGTGCTAGTGGTAAACCCTACCTCCCTCCCCATACAGGCGACCTTTTACCCTCTCATTTCTTTACCAAAGGAAGAGCTGCGGGGATTGAGTCAATGATTGTGCCTGCATGGAGATATATGGAAAGAATCAATGCAAAAGAGATTTATGATGAAGTAGAAGGAGTATATATAAACTATCAGCAAGAGGTACATGATAAGTTTCGTCTCTATGATGAACTTGATAGAGCTATGAAAGGAATTAAAGGTCAAAGACAACGAGTCTTTGATTACGTTGATGGAGTTCTACCTGAAAATATAACTCTTACTCCTCAAGAAACCGTAGCAGCAAATAAACTTCGTGCAGTTTTTGATGATTTTGCAGACAGATTAAATATTCCTCCAGAACATCGAAAAGAACATTATATCTATCATCTCTTTAATGCTGCTACCCGAAAAGAGCTTACAGAAAAACATCCCTTTGTAGATGAGGCTCATAAAGACATCCCCCTTACTGATGCAATGATGAGTGCTTTAGCAATGAAGGTTCCTAAAGAGATATTTACTCCTACTTTACTTGAGCGATTAGGAAGAAGGCAAGGACTTGTGCGAGATTGGAAAAAAGCAGCAAGAGCACTCACCTCTATTGACCTTCGCCGTATTCATCTCCAGCCTGCCTTTGAAAAAATAAGACCTCTCGTTAGCAAATATCCTGAAACTTCAAGACGCTATATTAATGATTGGCTTGCCTATGCAGTTTTGAAAAAGCAACCTCCATTAGACCAGGTTATAAATGCAAGACTTAGATATTTTACTGACTTTATAGAAAATGCCTCTAAGGGAAAAGTCTCCTTCGGTGCAAACCCAATGAAAACACTAGGCTATGTTTTTAGTAAGGCAGCTTATGGAGGTGCAGTAGCTTTTAATATAGCTATTGTAGGTAAAAACTTAACTCAGCAAATGCTTATACCTCCTCTCCTTCGCAACCCCGTTCACTATGGACAAGCGTGGGGAGATATATTTACCGACAAAGGAAAATATCTTTTAGGACAAAGTAAAGTCCTGATTGAACGTTTTCCCATGGAGGCTTTCGACCCTAAAGATATAGGAAAGTGGCTTCAGAAAGGAATGACACCTTACAAATTAGTTGATTATCTTAATGTCTCCATAGCCTTCCTCGCTGGTCATAGGGACGCTCTTGGAATGAAATTATCTCCAGAAGAAGCAATTAAATATGCTGACAGGATAGCTAAAATTTCTCAGTATTCCTATCGTCCTATAGATATGCCCCAATTTATGTGGGAAAAAGGTGGGGTAGGACGTATAGCGGGTGTACTTCAAACTTGGCCTATCAATTACTTTATGAACTATATTCCTGAGCTTGTATATCCTATATTTACAGGATACGACACAGCAGGAAATAAGGTGCCCATACAGAAAAGAGCAGGTCTTCTCAATCATTTAGTTATAGCCTCGCTGTTTATCTACGGAATGTATAAGTTTGCCAGGGTAGATTTTAGAAAGACATTTGGTTTAGGGGTTATACCTGCATATCTTATGCCTGCTTTGAATGTCGGTCTCTCATTGGGAATGGTAGTCCACGGGTTAGCAACTAATGACTATAGAGAAATAAGAGAAGGGAAAAGAAAACTCTTAAATATGCCATTTATGTTCATTCCTGCTGGAGTTCAACAGAAAAAAACCTATGATGCCTATCAAAGACTTACTACGGGAGTAGAAACCGATAAAGCGGGAAGGATGAGACGAGACGTTACAAAAGAGGAAGCTATTAAAGGTATATTTACTTACCCCGCTGAGAGGTCTGATTTTTGGGATACACAAAATAAGGTGGGGGAGTTGGAAACTAGAATGTATGACATAAGAACTCAGCTCTCTCGTCTTCAATCTATAGGAGCCTCATATCCAAGAATAAAAAGATTAGAGGATAAACTCAAATTGTTAGGGAAAGATTATCAGAAGTTTTCTCAAAAACTTGGAGATATTCGTGAAGGTTATCCTACGGAAGATGATAGAAACTGGATTGAAAAAATCCTTCACACTTGGAATTTGTGGCCTTGATAAGTGGGGTTGACTAGGTTCCCTTTATGATTACACTATAATTACTCCTCATTAAAACTTACCTGTTGCCCCACCTATACAAATTTCCTTAATTTTAATCAATTGGTTGTTGTTAAATTAAATGATTATTAAAGGAGGAAGAATATGAGTTGGGCAATGGAGAAGATTGAATATTATAATTGTCCAAGATGTCAAGGATATGGCAAGATTCATCAACCTCCATTTTTTGTGGTTTCTTGCAAACATTGTAAAGGCTCTGGCCATATAGATGATGCTAAAAGGCAAACAATAGATAGGCAAACAGATGAAATTCCTAATAATTGATGAATGATTATTAAGGGAGGTGAATAATGAAAAGGTCTGACCAACTTATGCTCTGTCCATTTTGTATAGCTCATGGGACAAAAGCTCCTATAACAGCAGTTCCTGAAGCCTTTCGTAGCTACTCTATGCGTCTTCGTGGATGGTGTCAAAACTGTAAAAGACCCATAATAGAATATGCGGATGAATTATTTATGGCTTTGGATAAACCAAGTAAAAAAGATAGTTAAATAAAGATGAATTCTACATTGATAATGTCATATAATACAGGCCCCGTAATAATAACTTCGGTGTCTTTTATGAGAATAAAAAAAGAACAAGGTCTACCTCTACTTTGGACGAAACAAAGACTTCTTTTCAGGCATGATTGGAAAAGATTAAGTCTTGTGTTGTTGTGGCCATCAAAAATGAAGCACTTAAATCCTTTTTTTAGGTGGGGAGAATACCGATATGGGATAGCATTTCAATGTGGAGAGGTAGCATACTTAATAATAAATTTCTTATTGTGCTTACTTATCGTTTGGCCACCATCCTCCGAATTACCATTACCGAAAAATCTAAAGAAACCTTATGAAGTTAGCTGAACTATACACTTTAACATGGAAAATAGAAAGAAAAATACTTAAAAAACATCAGAAATATGAGGATGCGAAAACAGAAGTTTTTAAGGCTATAATTAAGCCAGAGTATAGGAAGCTAATAAAGTGGGTAGATTGGAAGGAATAAATTAAATGAGTTGGAGAATAAATATAGGTTTTAGCACCCCTTGGGCTGATGCTTGTTGGTTGGATTTAACTGATGAAAATGAAGCTAAAAAAATTATAGAACACTATGCCTACCAGAGACCTTTGAAAATTTCATATTTAAAAGATTGTGAAGAATTTGCATTGCGATTTGCTGAATTGCTTGAAGAGTATGGCCCAGATTATGATGATGTTTGGTTTACCTATGAAGTAATTTTTAGACCTATTGGTGAGCACATAACTATTGAAGAATTAAAAAAGATAGTAAGAAAATTAAATGTTTAACTGGTTAAAACATCCAGAAGTGGAGGATAAATGATTAGAGATACTTTCTGGATAGATAATCCCGATATTTATAATTATATCAAACATAGTTATTCTACCTTAAAAGATTTTGAAATTTCAAAACAGATTAGTAATAATTGGCATATTGATGTTGACCCAGAGAAGATACGAAATCTACGCAGAAAAGAAAACTGGAAGAAAAAAGAATTTAATAGTAGTGAACATTTTGAGAAAGTAGTATTTATAAATTGTCTACATATTCCCTTCCAAGACCAAAAACTTTTTGACCTTCTTATGTCTTTTCTTCGTTATTTCAAGCCCAATAAGCTATATATTTTAGGCGATTTCCTTGACTGGTATACTATTAGTTATTTTGATAAAAATCCGAAGCGTATGGGGCACTTACAGGACGATTTGGATATGGGGGATAGATTACTTGAGCGACTATATAATATGGTAGAAAATGTAGAATTTCTGGATGGTAATCACGAATATAGAATGATAAGGTATCTTAGACAAAATCCTGAACTTTATGGGTTGAAGTGTCTTGAAATTCCATCTCTTTTGCATCTTAAAGAAAGAGGAATAAAACATTATTCTTATCTTCGTCCTCCAATTAAATATCATAATTTTCAGATACATCACGGTAGTTTAATAAGAAAATACTCAGGTTGGACAGCTAAAGGTCATTGGGAGAAATTTGGGGGATGTGGAATAGTAGGTCATTCACATAGAGGAGGGAATTTTCTTAAACGAACTAGCCTGGGAATATCTGGTTGGTATGAGAATATGTGTCTTTGCTCATTAGAACCAGAATACCTAGACTTTGCTGACTGGGTTCAGGGGTGGAGTATAGCTTATTTTACAAAGAAAGACCTATTTCATCTTGAGCAGGTGCCAGTAATTGACCATCAATTTTTATTTCAAGGGAAGCTATTCCAATGAAATTCCTAATAATTGATGAAGCAAATTATCTAAGCACTCTTGTAGGGTGTATAAAGGATGAGGGGTTTGATGCTACTCTTATAACTTCCACAAAGGAATATGTAAAGGGTGCAGATGTTGTCCTTGCCAACACACTCAAGCCTATATATCGTCCTAAACACATATTCATAGGCTTAACTGAGAGTATATTTACGGTGCTTATAGATAGAGACTATATGCTCAAAGTGCTTAAAGCGATGGAAATAAATATACCTTCTATTTACATCGCTAAGGAGGGAGAAGTTTCTACGGACATTATAGAGGACAAAAAATATGCCATTGAAACAATTGCTTTCCCCTCCTATTTTAATATAGGGATGGAGGATGCACTTGCTGTTCTTAAGTTCTCTAACGGGAATAAGTTAACGACATTAGTGCGAGAAGTTCCTTACAAGTTTGAGCTTGAAATTGAGGGATGGTTTAATGGTGCGGAGATAATGATTCCCTCATACATTATTTTTGACGATTGTATTTTGCATCCTCTGTCCCGCTCCTCTAATCTCTACAAAGAAACTTTGAAGAAACTTGAGAAAGCACTCAAGAAAATGGACTACAAAGGCCCCATCAGTTTAACCCTTGGAGTTGACGATAAGAATGTCTATTCCATACAAATAAACTGCATCTTTCGCCCTATGGTATTCGAGGCAATGAAAAAGATAGGTGATAATCTTCGTGCAGTTATTACGGGAGCAAAAAATATGCTCAACATGTATGATGGGTGGACAGAACAACTTCCTCTTGTTAATCCTTTATGTTTTGGTTCATACAATTTCCCTCTTCTTGGCTATAGACAAGCAAACAAAAAACATATTTGGATAGAATTTGTAGAAAAAAACGGTGAATATTTCTACAACACGAATGGTTATATAACTGCCAGAGGACAAACGCCAAGAGAGTGTTCAAGGAGACTTGTGAGGACTCGACAGAACTTAGTTATTCCTTTCTCTATTAACTGTCCTACGGCAAAGAGAGTAAATGAGAGATATAAGTTACTGAAGGAGTGGGGATGGATATAAGTAAAAAATATATTGAGAT